AAGTGCTCGCTGCTTGCCACGTGATTCCTTATCCTTGAAGCTGGTGCCACGACAAATCTCCATCAGTAAAACGTTGCCGAACCACCCGACAGCACCCTGCCGCCGGGAATAATGTTCACACCCTCCCCCAAGTCACCGCCCGCTTCCCGCTCATCGTCCGCCCCTCGCCCACCGCCTGGACGAGCCCTTCTCGCACCAACTCCACCCGCCGCGGCCGGACCGTGTTCGCCCCGATCCCAGTCCGCTCGACGATCTGCTCGTCGGTCAGCGGGCCGTGCCGCTCGAGGGCGGCGATGATCGTCTGCTTGTCGCAGTCCTTCTTCGTCGCCGTCTGCGACTGTGCCGCCTCGACGCTCGTGGGCGAGTGCCGCTGTGCCGGTGCGTCGAAATCGATGTAGTGCTGGCCTTGGTACTTCATGCGGTCACCGCGTCGAAAAGGGTCGTCTCAACCTTCTTCCCAAGTGCCGCCTCCGCAAGATTCCGAACCGCTTGACGGTAGTAAGCCGGCTTCAACTCCACGCCAATCGCCTTCCGTCCCATGAGAACGGCCCCGTACGCCTCGCTGCCGACACCCATAAACGGTGTCAGCACCGTCTCGCCCGGAAGGCTGCGAAGTTGCACGACACGCTCAATAACGTCGAGTTGAAGCGGGTGCATGTGCCGCTCGTCCTGTTCCTCGCGGGCTTCTTTGTAGGGCAGCGTCCGACCGATCCGAATGTCATCCCAAAAAGACGATGCGTACTGTCGCCACACCCAGTGGGAGTAACGGTTCTCGATCTGCTTTCCCTTGTGGCCGCGGAACGGCAGCAGCTCCTCGGGAACCTGTCGCTCGCCGGCGTATTCGAGGAGTCCGTTAGGATTAGCCACGGGAACCGGATTGTCTCCGTCCTTTCGGAACAGAAGCATGCAGTCAGCCGAGGCCACATCGCACAAGCTAGCGTCGGTCACGACTTGCTTGTGTGCGAGCCCCTTCGCCATCGTTCGCAGCCGAACGGCGAGCGGCTCCTTCCAAACGAAGTGCCGGCACCAGAAACGCCAGCCAAGCGATTCGTGAAGGCGGATGATCTCGCCGGGAAAGTCCACCAGTCCGCCGGGCGAAGACTTCCGCGGGATGTCCATGCAATGCACAGCCGTCAGCCTGCCCGGCATCGTCACCCGGTGGATCTCACCCACGACAAAGGCGTAGTGATCGAAAAACTCCTGGTGGCTCCGGCAGTTCGACAAGTCGCGGTCGCTTGACGAGTAGTGGTAGAGACATCCCGCCCCGTCGGCCGCGAACGGCGGGGAATAGAGAGACAGATGGACGCTGTCGTCAGGGATGCTCTGAAGCACCTCGCAGCAGTCGCCGTTGTAGATCGCGTAGTCGTTTGTGACTACTTGTTCCGTGCAAGCCATCCTGGCACCTCCTCCGGTTGAGTAAAAGTTCTCTTGTGATCCACTGACATCGAATCGTTCATGTGAGTAACGAGGGCCTCGAACATTGTTTCCGCCGCCCCGGCTTTTCTCCGGAGATTTGCCAGCACGCCGACTTCCCCCTCGGTAGCAACGACGTGAACGTCCACGGGGCTGGTCTGCCCAAAACGCCAGCAACGACGCACGGCTTGGTAATACTGCTCCCACGAGTGGGAAGCGAACGTCACAACGTTGTGACAGTGCTGCCAGTTCAATCCAAAGCATCCAATCTTTGGCTTCGTGACTAGCCTCTTAAGTTGCCCACGCTGAAACGCCAACAGCAGCTCTTCCTTTTCTTCCTCGGACTGCGACCCGCTAACCTGCCGGCAGTCTGAGATAGACCGCTCGAGCATGTCGGCCTCGTCATTTAAGTGACACCACACCACCGAAGAGCCGGTGTGACTGCCGACAAGATCCGCAGCCGCCGCACACCGATCCTCTAACGTCAGTCGCCTCTCCTCTCGCTGCTCCTGGAGAGAGTTGGCCGGCATGGAGAACAGCATCCCAGACCGCGTCTTGCTGCTATGGACGACATGCTCGTGTTCTCTCAGTGGCGGCAACACCAACTTTCCATCGTCAAACCCAAGGTCGCTCGGCTTGCGACACGCACGCGACCAAGAGCACACCCATTTCCAAAACTGCTCCTCGGCATGCCCACGGAATCGATAGCTCTTGCGGCCCCAGCCGAGATAGTCCTTAATCACGTCTTCCTTGAAAAACCGAGAGAGCATGTCCTGATATCCGAGGTAGCCGATAGCCTCGCTGCTGGTGCCGAGTTCGTGATAGTCATTCGGAGCAGCTGTGGCCGTGCAGAGAAGTCGATAAGGGATCGTCCGCATGAACTCCGTGACTGCCGCCTTGGTTTGTCCGTCGAAGTTTTTTAAGATGCTCGACTCGTCACACACGATTCCGCCAAAATGATTCGGGCTGAAATGATGGAGCCGCTCGTAGTTCGTTACCACAATCGTGGAATTGGGTTTCCCACCAATTGCCCTTTCCGCCTCAATGCCAAACCGCTTTGCCTCGCCAACGGTCTGATAGCTCACGGCGAGAGGCGTGAGAATCAAAACGGGCTTCTCGACAGCCAGGCGGACGTTTTCCGCCCAGACCAGTTGCATTGGCGTTTTTCCCATTCCGCAGTCAGCGAAGATTGCCGCCCGACCTTTACGGCATGCCCACGTCACGAGCGACCGCTGGTAGTCGAACATCCAGTCGGGCAGGAACTCGGGGTCGAATCCGTGGTCGCCATCGACTTGGGCTTTCGTGGCGAGGAACTTCGTGTAACGGTCGGACGCCGGAAGATCCGAAACTCCGGACATCCGCACATCTCGCACAGCCTTACTCGAACGCTTCTTTCGTGGTTGCATCGATTGCAAAGCCTCTTCATGTTCCGACTCCTTAATCACGTTTCCCTCCGTAAAAGTTCCCGTCATGCCACCACCAACCCTTCCGCCTCGACGAGCTGCCGGCAGCGAAACAAGACGGCGTCCTTCGCCCCGGCCCGGTCCTCGGGATCGTCCGACGCTCGCCACCGGTCGACGGCGGCCGAGAGCATCGAGATGTAGTCGTCCCGCCTGGCGGTGAGCGTCTTGACAAGCAGATCCCGGTGGCTGCCCCGCTGGACGCCGCGGAGCATCGTGCGAGCGGCCCGGCGTCGCTCGGCGGTGTACGCCGACGTGCACGATCTGCACCAGGCGGTACGCCCGTCCTTGGATCGTCGGTTGATTGAGAACCCGGCCAGCGGCTTCTTCTCGCCGCACCGCCTGCACACCTTCGCCTCTTCCATGCGTCCCCTCCTTGAAAACCCCGACGGCGGGCGGTTTTTCCGCGACCGGCCCGAGCCCCGAATTGGTTCGGGATTTGGGTTAGTCCCGCCCGCCGCCGGGTGTTACTTGTCTCGCTTCGGCATCGGCACCGTCTGCACGTGCCGTAACACCTTGCGCATCCGTTTCCCCGTCCACACCTCGTCGATCACGTGTTGATACAGCCGCGATCCGTCCGTCCACGCCATGCACTCGATCTCGGCATCCCACATGATCCGCCGCCCGTCGAGCGGCCCGCCGATGATCTCGATGATGCGAAGGCGTGCCATAGTCACTCCGTTTCCAATCCCACCCCGGCCGCGTCGATCGGCCTCCGTGCCTGTCACGGGAGCGGTTGCCGCTGCTGCGATCCGGGAAAGTTCGGTGCCCAGCGGTCGCCGGCGATCACGTGCAAGTCCGTTCGCTCCTCCGGCTAACGAGCCCAATCCGCCGAATGATGCAGCGGGGCCAGGGCGGGCCGGATGAACGTCAGAACGGGATGTCGTCGGCCTCGCCGGCCTCGTCACCTCGAGCCGCCGCCACCTTCTGTGCCGGCAGCCGTGCGGCCGACTTCTTCTCCGGTGCCGGTGCCGCTGCCACCGCGGGCAGGTAGTCATTGACGAACACGCGGGTCTTGCCGCTCTTCAGCACGACTTGTTTCGTCTTGATCCGCAGCTCGCGGCCGACAAGCTCCGACGGATCGGCGTCCGCCCACCCGTCCGGCGTGAACCCGAGAGCCGTCGCCAACACGCCGGCCAGCGACTTGTCCTTTGCAGACGAGCCGAGCGAAACCCACACGAACCCGTACGAGCCGTTCGGGGCGAGCGTGAGGTGTAGGAAGTCGCCGGGGTTGTCGGCGAACTTGTGCGGCCCTTCGCTCGCCTCGCGGATCGTCACGTTGTGCGTGCCGTCCGGCAGCATCTCGCGTTCGCCGGCCGGCGCACCGCCAGCCGTCGCCGCATCGAACCCGTCATCGAATGAATGAACCCTCATCGCCCCTCCTCCGTCTGGATGTCCGGCCGAAAGTCCTGCCCGACGCGGACGATCCGGTCGGCGTCACCGTCAAGAATCTCCCTCGTGATCTGCAGGAACTTGGCCGGCGACATCTGCCCGGTTCGTGCCAGCGGCACGAGGTCCGAGATCCGCTGCACCATCCGCTCCTGCTCCGCCGACTTCTCCCGCTGCCGCTTCGCCTGAATGTCCCGGCGAATCCCGTCTCGGTAGCTCATGGCTTGGCCTCCTGCATGGCGATCTCGATCAGCTCGTCCCGAAGGCGAATTACGGCGAGCGACAAGAGTTGCGGCGTGCCGCTGCCCTCGTACCACTGCTGCACGACATCGCGGCACAGCTCGATCACGTGCGGCGCGTGAACCCGACACGCCTCCTCGCTGATCTGCGGGACAAGCGGTTTGCGGCCGTACGCCTCGAGCCGCGCCCGCACCCGTTCGGCGTGCATCATCGCGGTGGCGGTTTGCGTCTCGTCAGCCATCAGCGGCCTCCTCTCCTGATCCGTGCCGCCTGGTCGGCGAGCAGATCCGCCATCCGGCCGACCTTCGTCGCCGCCTCTTCTCGTGCCGCGGCCTCCGTCTCGTGCCAGCCGTCGCCGCCGTAGAGGCTGTCTCCG